TAACAATTCTAGCGGTACTGTAAGTTTTTGAGCATAGAACCCTGGTGTAATTTCTACAGCAATATCTGCTAATTGCTTATCTGTATCAGTAGTTTCTGTCTCATACACCGCTTTCTTAATAGTAGAGAGCATTAAAGGTTTGCCTTGTTCGCTTATAGTGGTGATTTCATCGACATAAGCTTTACGAGCTTCATCTAAACCACTATACCACTCTGAAGATTTAAGATTACTGGCGAACTTAACATAATCTCCTGCAATAGGGCCAGATTTTACAAACCGTTCGATTTGAGCCTCAAATATGTTATCGAATTTACTCATTTAAATTATTTATTGTTTTAAGCATTTTTTAATTAAATAATTATACATGGCAATTAATCTTGACACACTCAAAAATGTTAAAAATAAAGATAGCTATAGATCGTTTACATATGCTGATGTCAGCTTAGATCTTGAACTAAATAGCTTTTTGCCAAATAAGCCTGTTGGAGCTTCTAAGAATCCACAAGATTTAAAATTAAATTATGATACGAAAGCAATTCATAATTCAATAAAAAATATTTTTAATACTAAGCAAGGTCAAAAAATACTTAACCCTAATTTTGGGTTAGACCTAGAGCAATATTTGTTTGATAATATTACAAAAGAAAATGCTGATATTATAGGTACTACTATACATGAACAGTTAGCGGTATACGAGCCTAGAATAGTAGTAAACGGAGTAGATATTACTGCTTTACCAAACGAGAATCAATATGATATAACAATAAATATTGCAATACCGTCTTTAAATGATGAAGTAACTGAATTTAAAGGAGTACTCACAGACAAAGGAATAGATTACTAAAATGGCAAAATATACAGAGTTTAATTTACCAGTTAATGCGTATGCGAGTTTCGACGCTCAAAGCATGCGAGATTTAATTATTGAACGCATTAACAACGATAACACAATCAACTTCACAGATCAAAATTTTGAAGGTAGTAACATCTCTGCTATTATCGATATTATCGCATACTCTTATCATACATTACTATACTACTTAAACCAGACGAGCGCTGAAAGTAATTTTAATGATGCAGAGTTATTTGAAAATGTAAATAGAATAACAAAGTTACTTAACTACAAACCTTTAGGTAAACAATCAAGTATTTTACCAATTAATATTAAAACTACAGCGAACTTATCTGTAGGTTATTATACACTACCAAGATTCTCTTTTTCAAGCTCACAAGGTAAAACATATACATTTGTTGATGACTTTACTTTTGAGAAAGTTACATCTAACGTAGAGACAATATCTGCTTCTGGAAGCCAGTTAATGTATGAAGGTACAATACAAGAATATCCAATAGTTAACCCAATCGGAGAAGAATTTGAAACTGTTAATTTATTACCAGGTCAAGATGTAATTATAGACCACTTTAACATACATGTTTATGTAAAAGAAGTTAACTCTAATAATAAGTGGTATAAATGGGATCGTAAACCAAGCTTGTTTTTGTCTAAACCAAATGAAAGAAATTTTGAAGTTAGATATAATGAAAATAAAAACTATGAGTTAAAATTCGGTAATGGGGTTAATGGAAAAAAATTAAATCTAGGAGATCAAATTGCGATATACTATTTAAGCTCTTCTGGTGTAGAAGGAAAAGTAACTAAGAATGCATTTTTAGATAGTACGTTAAACATATACAATACTACTCAATACAATCAAATACTTAACGATGTTAAAGATACGTCATTAAACTATCTTACTATTGAAGAGTCAGTTGATATACAATTATCTAATACTGAAGATAGTACGGAGTTTGGTTCAGAAGAAACCGTGCAGGAAATAAAACAAAATGCACCAAAATTTTTCAGCAGTGAATATAAATTATCAACAAAAGCAGATTATAAATCTTTCCTTGAACGCAATTATAAGAATTTAATTTATGATATCGCAGTACTTAACAATAGTGATTATGTAAACAATTATTTGAAATATATAAATGACGAATTAGGTTTAACTGATTACTCTCAAGAAGCTAACGCACTATTCAATCAATATTTTTATGCTGATAGTGCTGATACTAATAACATTTATTTTGTTATTGTACCTAAGTTAAGAAAAAATAAATCAGTTGTTACGAGATCAAATTATCTATCACCTGCGTTGAAAGAAAAAATAATCAAAGAAATAGAAGATTACAAATTATTAAACAGCGAAATCGCATTTGTAGATCCAGTTTATATGAACTTAGATCTCTCATATAAACTCTCTAACGAACCAAGTAGAGTAATATATAAAGATTTTACAGAATTAGTTATTACAAGAGATGAAAAGCTTTTAATTAACGAAGAGGAGCTTAAAGCGAAAGTTTTTAATGCTATTACAAATTATATTAAAAACTTAAAATTGGGAGATACTATTGATGCAAGATATTTAAACAATGAAATAGAAAAGATTGATGGTATAATAGGCTTTCAGACATTACGTACTGATATTAATGTAAGTTCACCCGGTTTAAGTTTTGGTATATTTAACCCTGTACATAACGGTAAAGATGTAAAAATATTTGATACAAGATGTCAATTAAAGCCGTATCAAATTCCTTATATTGAAAACGAACAAAACTTTAAGAATAAAATTAAAATTCAAACAACCACTAAATCAGCAGCTGTTATAGAATACTAATGCCAACTGAATCGAAAAATTGCCCAGTAACAATACCGGTTCCGTATACGGTAACAGTAAACACATCTGGCTCGACTCCAAGTCAAGCTCTCAGTGAAAGTCTTGCTGCTACCCATACAGGATATACAGGTATTTCTGAATTTACATTTACTCCTTTACTTACAAGTAGCGGTACTTCTATAAATGATTACTTTCCTACTGGGGTATCAGTACAAACAGCAGTATGGGATTTTGGTGACGGTTATACATTAAGTGGAGATAATACGTTTATTGCGACCCACAAATATAATGTACCAGGTACATACACAATAAATGCTTTCTTTTACGATAAAGACGGAGAAGTATATAATACTACATATACACAGGTCGTGTCTGTGTTTAACTATGTAAACAGTCATTTAAAAATAAGAACAGAAAATCAAACCCTATCTAGTATTGTAATAAATGCTAGTGAGAAGGGAGGGTCAACGTTTTACTTAGATATGTCTGCATCATGGCAAGACACACCAAATGTAGATGATCCTCATACATTGTATTTCACATCTAGTGGTAGTCAGACTAAACCGTATGACGTTACAAATAAATATGCTCACTTAATACCTTATAATGCTTTTTACCAACGTAATGAACGAGGTCAATTAGACAGAATAGATAGAACTGGTATTACTCATAAATTATATCCTCATTATTTTGTTATTAATGAGAAACATGAACTAATAGAAGTTTCAGAAAATAATTTAAATATAATACCTGAGAATTATGGCTATGTACAACATGAACCGTTTTTGCTTTACTCTAGTACACAATCTGGTCCGCGCACGTCAAGGTTAAGTGTTACAAACGGTGTAACAGCAGTACGTCCAACATCCGCAGAAATAGTTAATCAAAAAATTACTACACCTGTAGAGTTCTATTATTATGATGATATACCAACAGATAATGTAAAATTATTAATCAAAGCAGATTATAGTAAACATAGAGTAAAATCCTTTTATGTTGATAATATTGACACAGATATAAACAATTCTGGTTTAGACTTTTTAGAAACTAATGTCGCAGGTACAACTGTAAGTTACGGTGCTAGTGGTCGGACTATTATAGGAGTTAATACAAGAGTAGTTGAGAACATACCTCGTAGAATATCATTTACATCTACAGGTATGAAAGAAATGTCTGCAAGTAATAACAAAAGACAAAAAAATAAATTTCAAATCTTTGTTGCTCTTGCAGATAATAAACTTAATATTTTAAAGAATTACCCAACGTTTAAAAAGATTACATCATTAGACAATTCAAGTGATTTTGCGTCAAAAGATGACTTTAGTTGGTCTGTAAGATGGGAAGGACCAGACGGTTCGTCTACAACAAGTAATATTAGCAGTTTAAGCACAAACAAATTTCCGTATGATTCAACCGCAAATAGTACATCGTTAAGTAGTTTCTTATACTTAAATATTGATCCAGAAAATTCAGGTACATATACTTTAGTTGTTTCTGCTCGCGTTCCAAGTTTATCCTCTGTACCGACATTTACATCTAAAGCTGGTGGTGTTTCAGGTTATGGTACTCCAAGAATTGATTGGGATGAAAGTGGACCAGAAGGTAGTACTACTATACTTAACATGACTGGTGGTTACCCTGGAGATGGAACTCCAGATGGAGGAGAAGATCTTTCTATTATCTCTAGTTCATTTACATTTACTATCGCACCAAGTACAAATGATTCAGAAATTTATAAAGTAAATGAAGGTATCGATTATGCAGATGTAATTAAAAGTTATAGATTTCAATCCTTCATGCATGATTATGATAAACTGTTTGATGGGGTATTTACTTCCTTTGTTGGTGAAGCAAGTTCTAGCCCAACAACATTCGGTAAAACTATATTTGAACGTACAGCAAATTTTGTTTCAAACAATAGTGATATTGACTATTGTAATGTAAACAACATACAATCATTTTATGATTTCTTAAATGAAGATATTGACTTTATTACTCCTAACCCACCTCCAGGTTTAAAACGATTGTATGATTTGTTTAGTGTTAAAGTATCTAAACTCATAGGAGATTATACAAGGTTTGATGAGAGTTATGATACAAATTTTTACACATCATCAGCTGACAGTCGCAATATAGATTTTAGCAGCCCTATAGACACTTTAACATATACAGTAACAGCAGATACGAAATTTGTTGCAAAACAGAAATTTAATGATGAGTATATAACTATTAGACCTCAAAAAATTGCTAGCTTATATTTCCAACCAGCAAACGAACTTTGGGATTTAACTACTACAAATTTAGACTTCGCGACTACAACTGGCTGGTCAGCTACTGTATCAGATCAAATAAATGAAACAGGAAACACTCCGTTAAGCGGTTGGGTTCTTACTGGTGTTGTCGCAGGCCATAATCCGTATACCGGGACTCCAACTACTAATTCTTTATTTCAAACTATAAACACTAAACCTGGTTCTAGCTATAAGGTTACTGTAACTGTCGCGAGCTGTACAGCCGGTACATTAAGAGTAATAATAGGGCAAGATAGTAACGGGGTAGCATTACCTCAAACTAGTAGCGTAACAGATAATGGTACTCATTCTGTAACTATAACAAACACAGAGTTCGGAGCAATAGATAGCGTTCTTCAATTTGAAGCGAGTCAAGACTTCAACGGTAGTATAGAT